GGCTTAGATCAAAAGCAGTGGCAAATTACTAACGTAGTTAAACTCAGAGTTGCAGGAATGGAAGATGCATCTATTTAGGAGGAGCGATGGCAGGGTTTAAATCATCTAAAAGTCAAAAAAAACGAACAATATGCGAAGTTCATAGAGAAATTTATGATATAGTTATTGAAACTATGCCTGAAGGTAAAAGTCGTTTAGAAGTTGAAAACAAACTTGAAGAAGCGTTTGAAATGGCTAAAAAGATGAATGCAAAGCTACGACAATATGCATATGATTACGATGATGATTGGTGGGAAAAAGAAAGTGCTGAAATAAGGCAACGAAAAGAAACACTTCGTAGCCAAAGGAATACCTAATGAAAACTGAACAACTGCAACAATGGCATATCTTACCAAATGACCATACTCTAGCACGGGCATTGGAAAAATCTAAAATTGATAACATTTTAGACTATCAAAAAGATCAACTTGATGTTGCCCTATCACATTGTAAACAATTTCGACACGGAATAGACATAGGCGCAAATTATGGACTTATGACATATAACATGTCTAAGAAATTTGAGCATGTTTCAAGTTTTGAAATTGTTCCAGATATAAACACATGTTTTAAAATGAATATCGATCAGTTTTCATTAGATAATGTTAGTATATATGACTGCGGACTTGGAGACAAAGAAACCGAAGTAGCATTGAATTTTAATCCTCAAAGCACTTTTTCAACACATGTTAATAAAGACGAAACAGGTAATATTAAAGTAAAAACATTAGATAGTTTTAATTTTGATGATGTAGACTTTATTAAAATGGATGTTGAAGGATACGAACCTTTAGTAATTCAAGGTGCTATGGAGACTATTGCAAAATTTAAACCTGTTATTTTATATGAACGTAAAGGACATTCATCAAGATTTGGTTATGAAAAATCAAGTGTTGACAACATGCTTGCACATCTCGGGTACCGATCATTAGCAAATGTAGGATCTAAGAATGCATTAATAGGAGTAGCATGAAACAAGTTTATAATTATTGGATGCCTGATACTGATATCCATTTTGAGAAATTAATTACTAAACGTATCAAAAACGGCGGCCCTGCAGAATATCAAGACGATGTTAGAGATGCTGCATACAAATATGTCACAGACTTTAACGTATGTGTTGATGTCGGTGCTAATGTAGGACTATGGGCAAAGCCGTTAACAAAGATATTTAATCACGTTATAGCATTTGAGCCATTAGAACAAGTATATGAATGTTTAGAAAAAAATGTTAAAGGTTTAAACATTGAGATTCATAAACATGCCCTTGGTAGTGTAAATGATGTAGTTGAAATGTTTTACAACAGTAAAAATACTGGTAATAGTTTTGTTAGTGAAGTTGGTACAGGTAGTATTAAAATTAAACGATTAGACGATTTAAATTTACCTAAGTTTGGTTTACTAAAGATCGACTGTGAAAGACACGAGTTAGAAATACTTAAAGGTGCTGCGCAGACATTATTAAAATATAAACCTATTATTATTTGTGAACAACATCCTGATACAAAATATTGTGCAGGAGCATACCTAAAGCAATTAGGTGCAGTAGAATTAACCAATGTTAGAAAAGATTACATTTTTGGTTGGTGAGAGTTAACTACTCATATAAATAACTATATGAGCAAAGTAGTTTTAGTTACCGGGGGCTTTGACCCTCTACACAGTGGGCATATTGCCTATTTCAAAGCAGCAAAGGAATTAGGCGATCACTTAGTTGTTGGCCTAAATTCAGACGAATGGCTTACCCGTAAAAAAGGTAGACCGTTTATGCCTTTTGAAGAACGTGCTGCTATTATCAAAGAGCTTACAGTAGTCGATGAAATTATTGGATTTACTGACGACGATAATAGTGCGTGTTCTGCAATTATGCAACTACTATCAACTAAAGGTAGTGATTGGAGTATTGTGTTTGCTAACGGCGGTGATAGAATAAACACAAACACTCCTGAATACAAAGTCTATGGTGAACACTCAGATGTAGAGTTTAAATGGAAAGTTGGCGGCGGCAATAAAGCTAACAGCAGTAGTTGGATACTTGAAGAATGGAAAGCCCCTAAGACTGAACGTCAATGGGGGTACTATAGAGTGCTACACGAAGATGGAAAAGAAGTCAAAGTAAAAGAACTTACAGTAGATCCAGGCAAAACATTATCAATGCAGCGGCATCAAGAACGTGCAGAACATTGGTTTGTTGTCGAAGGTACTGCTACGGTATATACATTAAATGTAAGTACCGATCAAGATCTACTAGGAACATATACAAAACATCAAGCATTACATATTCCTAAAACACAATGGCATATGCTAGCTAATAAAACTACTAAACCATTAAAACTTGTAGAAATACAATACGGATCAAATTGTGTGGAGGAAGACATTGAACGAAGAGATTAAACCGCTTAAAATTTATATAGGCTGGGACAGTCGAGAAGATATTGCTTATCAAGTTTGTAAACAAAGTATTCTTGACACCGCTAGTGTACCTGTTGAAATATTACCATTAAAACAAAAAAATCTAAAAGGTGATGGAGTTTATTGGAGAGACGAAGATAAACTAGCCAGTACAGAATTTACGTTTACAAGATTTTTAGTACCTACTCTGCAAGACTTTAACGGTTGGGCATTGTTTATTGATTGCGACTTTGTTGCTCTTGAAGATGTTAAACACTTGTTTGACCAACGTAATGACAAGTATGCTGTGATGTGTGCGCATCATGATTATACTCCCCAGGAAGGGACAAAGATGGATGGACAGCAGCAGACTGTGTATCCACGTAAAAATTGGTCAAGTATGATGTTAATTAATTGTGCTCATCCTAGTAATGCTACATTGACTAAAGATTTTGTAAATAATCCTACGATAGACGGAAAGTATTTGCATAGATTTAGCTGGCTTAAAGACAGTGACATAGGTGAACTAAGTCACGAATGGAATTGGTTAGTTGGATGGTACAAAGAACCTAAAGACGGTAAGCCTAAGTTTTTGCATTATACCGAAGGTGGCCCATGGTTTGATAATTATAAAAACTGTGAATATTCAACCGAATGGTATAGAAATAATATAAGCTATTTGTCGGGTATTGTTGAGTCTCAAAAAAAAAGATAGATCATTATAGATTTAAAGAAACAACTATACAAGACATTGACCATCCTCAATATATAAAAGATTATTTAGAAGCTAGTATACAAGAATTAATAGACCCCAATAATAATGTATACAACAGCAACTCAGTTATAAAAGAAATTAAAGAGGAATTTGACATGGGTAGATTTATAAGAGCAATTTCAGTTTCGCCTGGCAAAGAAGATTTTGATCTATCTAAAAAGGGGTTGCTATATGATCCTTACTTAGAAGATTTTGTAATTGGATGTAAAGGACAGTTAGGCGATTTTGATGCTAAACTAGGCACTAATAACCCGTTAGTAATACGAGGGTTAGGCGGCCGAAGCCAAAAAGCATTAAAATATTGTCAAGAAAACAACATTGATTTCTATGCAATTGATACCGGATACATTCAACCCGGAACTTCGAAAGAATATCATCGTATAACTAAAAATAGTTTACAGAATCTAGGACCAATAATTGAAAGAGATCATGATAGGTTAAGTAGACTAAAATGGCGTTATAAAAATCATAAACCGGGGAAACACATTTTAGTTGTTCCTCCTAGCGAAAAAGTTATGAAATTTTACGGACATGATCTTGATTCTTGGATGACTTCTACAGTTGCAGAAATTAAGAAATACACCAATAGACCAATTACGATTAGACTAAAACCTGATCGTACAGAACGTACTACATCTAATCCTATACAAAAAGCAATGGATAATGCATATTGTGTAGTAACATATAACAGCATTGCTGCCTCCGAAGCACTACTATACGGTTTACCTGCTATAGCACTTGCTCCTAATTCAGCTAGGATGTTATGTAATACATCTATAGATCAAATTAATAATTTGTACATTCCAACAGCAGATGATGTTACTGCATTTGCAGCGCATCTTAGTTACTGTCAATTTACCTCGCGTGAAATTCGTTCGGGGTATGCATGGAGTATATTAAATGAAAGTAATTAGTTATTTAAAAACAGTTCCGGCAAGGAACTCTAATCTACAAAAGCCTGAAATATTAAATAAATTCATACAAGGTGTAAACACTTGTGGTGATACTGGAATAGTTAGTAATAGTGATACTGTTGAATCAGCTGATGTAGCAGTAATACAGGGATGGGTATATTCTGATATTAGCAGTCCTCATTTAAAATTAAGAAAAAAATTAATAGATACTCAAACTGTGGTATCGGGTGATGCTAATCTTTTTTTGTACAAAGATAAAGTTAATCCGCATGGTTATATAAGATATAGTTTTAATGGGATATTTCCTACTACAGGAATATATTGCGATACTGAAGTTAACACTGATAGGTGGCAGCAAATTTCTAAAGATACAAATATACAATTAGAAAATTACAAAACTAGTGGTCAGCATATTGTAGTATTATTGCAACGAAATAAGGGATGGAGTTTAAAGGGAGTAGATGTTCAACAATGGACTGTAAATACAATTAATCAGTTACGTAAACATACGGATAGACCAATTGTAATAAGACCGCATCCCGGTGATAAAACATCACACACTTATATAAAAACACTGATTCAATTATTACAACACATAAAAAATATACAAATAAGTCAAGTAGGAACATCTCTTGAACACGATTTGACCAATGCATGGGCAGTAGTTAATCATAATAGTAGTGCAGCAGTTGGCCCAATTATACAAGGTTATTATTGTTTTTTAACAGACCCTGTAGATAGTCAGTGTGCAGAAGTTAGTAATACGGATTTTAGTAAGATTGAATCACCGTTGCAATTTAATAGACAGCATTGGTTAGAAAGAATTAGCATGTTCCATTGGAAGTTTAGTGAACTAGAAGATGGCAGTTGCTGGAAACACATGAGAAAATTTATATGACAATAACAGTAGTTACAACATTTCATCCCGACGGATTAACAAAATACGGGCAACGATTTATAGACAGCTTTGCACAGCGAGTTGACAAAAATATCAAACTGATTGTCTACGCAGAAGATTGTACACCTGTAAATCCAGCTCCTGGACAGATTATAATACAAGATGCAAGAGCAACTTTACTTAAATTAAATGTGTTTAAAGAAACTTGGAAAAACGTTCCAAAAGCTAATGGCAATATAAGTGCAGATCCAATTAGAAGCAAACGTAAAGATAGTAAAAAAGAATTCAAGTGGGATGCAGTTCGCTTTGCAAACAAAGTGTACGCAGTGTTTGATGCATGCAATAAAAGAGAAGGCAACTGGATAGTGTGGATGGATGCAGATAGTTATATTCACAGTGACTGGAGTTATACTGCATTTAAAAACTTATTACCCGAGAACAAATATATTACGTATGTTGGTAGAGGTAAAGGTTCGCAAACTTGGCCAGAGTGTGGCTTCTATGGACTTAATATGAATCATCCTCTGTGTCATAGTTTCTTAGAAGAATTTGAACGTATGTACGAAGATGCTGAGAAAGGCATGTTCTTATTACCCGAATGGCACGACAGTTATATCTTTGGAGAAGTGTTGAAACAGTTTAAACAGTTCAATGCGGATTATGATTATTCTGCACAAATGTATATGAGTGAAGCTAAAAGTGGCGGTGGCGGTCATCCGTTAATTAATACTGAGCTAGGCAAATACATGGACCATATGAAAGGCGAGCGCAAGAAAGATGGTAAATCAAAGCGTTCAGACATAATGGTTAATAGAACAGAAGCATACTGGAATGAAGTTTAGTCTTTGGACACAATATGGCGCACTTAATAGCAAACCTATCTTTGATGCTTTTAGATTGGGTTGTCACTCCCTTGGTTTTACTTGTGTCGATAATAGCGATGACGCCGACGTTGATGTTATTTGGAGCGTACTGTTTAGCGGAAGAATGGCTGCTAACAAAGCTATCTGGGAGAGAAACTCCGCCTACGCTAGACCAACTATAGTTTTAGAAGTTGGCGGAATAAATAGAGGCACAACGTGGAAGGTAGGGCTTAATGGGATTAATAGAGATGCTTACTTTGGGCCCTGTGGTAATAATGATGATCGCCATCGTCTATTGGGCCTGTCGTTAAAGCCCTGGCGTACACACGGAGAATATATTCTTA